AGGGTGTATCTACCCCCACCCTACAGGGTGTACCCCCTTGTAAGGGGTCACCCCCTACAGGGTGTACCTCTTCTTCTTTCAAAGAAGCTTTTAAAAAATTATTTATTAGTGGGGTCTTATGAACTTCCAACCTAACAATATTATAAATATTAGTTGTGCCAGCCCTGTTCACTTTTTCTACAAGCCCAGCATTAATCAATTCATCAAGGTAAGGGCTTATATTTTTCGGTTTTTTAATACCAATTTCATCACATAATAATTGCTGGCTCATAAAACAACTGTCTTTTTGCATTGCATGCATTGACATAATACTATATAATAATCGTGCCTGTATTGTTAGGTCTGTGCATATTAGTACACAATTCGGTATCTGTGTAAAGCCATGCACTTTCCATTTATCTTTGTCATTAAAATTAAATTGCAACATATCTTCCATTGATAATTTCCTCCTTTATATGAGTAATAGGGGGGCATATCCCAGCCCCCCTTCTTATTACTGCCCTGCACCAATAATTTCATCAACTTGTTTTTCAACTTCGGCTTCAACTGTGTTCCATGCTTTCCTTTTTACATCTTCCACATTGTCATTTCCTTCAATTTCAATTTCTATTTCACAAGTCACTTTATGCCATGGTCCGTTCTGCCCACCTGTTTGAAAACTTGTTCCATATCCTGCCCTAAATGCTTTAACCTTTGCCATTATTCATCTTCCTCCTTAACCTCTTCAACTGGGGTTCCCTTTAACAATGTATTTTCTATTTTAGGTTCAGTCTCAAGGTTTTCAATTTTAATCGTTACCCTGCCATAAAAAGTTACACCATCTGAATATTCCTTAATGCCGAGCATATTCATGATTTCATCGCTTAAATTTTTACCATTTACCTCGATTGCATAACTATCAAGTTCAACATTACCAGTGCTTTCAAACTGTAAAATGCCGCCTTTTTTAATATCTGGCTTTGCCATATTATTTATCCTCCTTCTTTGATTTTTTAACCTTTTTTACAGTAAGTGTCTCAACTGGGGTAACAACCGCACAGTCTTCAAACTTAACTGCATTTACTTCGCCCCTGTAAATCATGTCTTCCAGCACTTTTTCGTCAACCACTTCAATGGTTTTAATGCACTGGGTAAGCCCTAAATCCTTAAGCCTTTGCAGTAACTTGTCTTGATTCATCGATGATTTTTCATAGCTGTTGTAAACTGCTATAATGTCACCAACTGCAAAGTCCTTAAGGTTGCCAGCTTTCATATCTGCTTTAATGCTGGCATTAAGTTTGTTCTTTTCGGAAGTTAAACTTTTTAACTGTGTGTCAATTTTATAATACTTTGTAACTTTTTCCTTGAGTTCCACTTGAAACCCTCCTTTACTTATTTTATTGTTACATTAAATATATAAGAAAAAGCCAGCTTTTTTAAAGCTGGCTCATAAAATTTTTATATAATATTTTATCTCCTCCACCTGTGAGTCCCTCGTTCTCGTATTAGTTGCCCCCTTTCGCCCCATAGGTAACTATTAAATTCACTCATTTCACCATACTTGATATTTTCCCCGAACTTTTGCAATAATGGAATATCTTGTTCTCTGAAATATCGTGTTCCCCTTTTATCAAGATAATAAATTTTAGGCAACTGCTTACTTTTATCCCCTGTATAGTCAACCCATTCATACCAGTGCTTTATCGTTTGAGGGCTTTTATTAATAAGTTTTGCCGCCTCTCCAATTTTATAATATTTTACACCATTTATAATTTTCATGCCACAGCCCTCCTTTCTCTTTTATTATTTTACTTTTATTGCTTTTCCTACTGTGCCGCCCAGTGCATCCCATAAATAATTATGTTCAGCAACCGCATCATGAAAATCGCCTTTTACCCACCTGTTAAGCATGTTCAATAATACTTGTTTGTCATAATAATTGCTCTTTGTTACTTCAACAATCAGCTTATTGCACAGGCTGGGGGTAATTTCTTCTTTGCCCCATATTTGCCCATCCTTTGCGATAATTTTAGTATTCGCCATTTTGTGCATTTCAGTATATACTTCAACTTCGGGTCTTACTTTTATACTGTCATCACTGGCTATCCTTTCGGGGTTCTTAACAAGTTGCTCATATTTTGCATTATTCTGCTCATCTATTTTGTGCTTTATCGTAACATATCCCCCCACCCCTGCAACTATAAGCACAACAACCGAACAAACCACTGCCAACCGTTTTCCATTTAATTTATACTGTTTCATAACTGTTCCTCCTTTTAAAGTATGGGGCTGGGTTGCCAGCCCCTTTTTTATTATCCTACTAACCAATCAACCAACTTACTTCTGTCAGCCTTATTAAGTTTGCCATCTACAAGCATATCAGCCATTTCGCCCTTTTCTTCTACAATCTCCCTAATCCTTTCATCGATTGTATCCTTGCAAACTATTGTTATAATATTTACTGTGCCAGTGGTTCCGATTCTGTGTGCCCTGTCTTCTGCTTGGTCTTTGTTTGCCTTGTTCCATGGCTCATCTAAAAATATAACTGTTTGTCCTGCTGTAAGTGTTAAGCCTGTGCCCATTGCACCAATCGTTCCAATAATAACTTTGCATTTATCATCATTTTGGAACCTGTCAACTTCATGCTGTCTGTCTTTTACTGTGCCTGTGATATATGCTGGGTTGTAAGCCTTAAGTTTTGCCTTTGCTATTTTAGTAACCTCTTCCCAGTTACTAAATATAATCGCCTTGCCGCCTTCTGCTGTGGCATCTTCAACAAGTTCAATCATTCTGTCCATTTTAGCACTTTCGGCGATACTACTGCTTAAAATACCTGTCCAGCCTGTCGCCTGTCTTAATCTTATAAGCTGTGCCAGTGGGTTCGGGCTTACTTTAATCTTGTCAATGTCTGCTCTTATTTCATCTCTTACCTGTTTATATAATAAAGTTTGTTTTGCTGTCATTTCAACATATTCTGTTGTATGAACCTTTTCTGGTAAATCAAACACATCACATTTTAATCGCCTTAACATTACACTGTCAAGTTTCTGCTTTAATTCAGCGAGGTTCTTGTAACCAACCACTTCATATCCACCATAACCGCCCATTACACAATATCTATTTCTAAATTGATAGAAACTATGATGTTCAACATCTAACCATTTAAGCACATTATATAAATCAAGTGGCTGGTTCATAAGTGGGGTTCCTGTAAGTGCCATCTTATAAAAGCTCTTAAGGCTGTGTATTGCCTTACCCTGCTGGCTAGTTGGGTTCTTGCATTTGTGTATTTCATCTATAATTACCATGCCAATAATTCCTTTGATACACATTTCCTCAAGCTTTTTGCATATTGCCTCATCCCTTAAGGTTTCAATATTGGTAATTAAAAAATAATATTTGCTATAAATACTTTTTTCGTCTGCAATAAGGTTCAAGTCCTTAAGTCTATCCTTTACACTGCCAACTTCCATTTCGCCCTTTGCATTTATAAAGCTACCTATTATATGCCCTTTCTCGTTGCTGTGTATGCCTATCTCGTTAAGCCAGTTCCATTTTAAACCATTTACACCACACACAATCAAAGTGTGCTTAAACTGGCTTTTTCTTGATACTGCAATGTCTATCGCTTGCTTTGTTTTACCTAAACCCTGTTCATCACCGAGTAAAAATTTATTATGTGCAAGCCCATAATTAAATCCTTCAATTTGATGCTGAAATGGGGTTGTCTTAAATGTATAATCACTTCCGTCAACCTTATCAAACATTACTCGGTTTTCAATCTTTTCTGCAACCTTTGTATTTACCTTTCCGCTGATATTAATCTCTTGGTCGCTAAATAATGCAATCACATTATTTATTTCAGACACAGGCACTTCCCATTCGTGAGTCTCTGGTATATAATGCCTTTTTGGTAAACTTTTAATCTTGCTTACATTGTCAAGGCTGTAAGGGAAACTCACATACAGGCTTTCTTTGGTTTTCAAGTTTGTGGCTTTTTTCTGTTTAATGGTTATCATTTTCAACCCTCCATCAAGTTTTATCGCTTATTTACTTTACAAGTATATTATATAATAATATGTGGTAAAATGCAATAGATAAATTAAAAAA